TTACTTCGTTGGCTCCACGATCTCGCCGACACGACGATAGACGGTCTCGGTGATGCGCTTGTCGGTGTGTCCAAGCAGCCTGGATGCCCGGCCGAGGTCAGCAATTTCAGAGGCTGCCTTCGGGCGGATGTCTCGGAACTGAAACTGACGAATCGCGGTGGCCAGTGTCTCGTCGAGTTCCTCCAGCGCCGCGCCGGCGGCGGCCGACCGTGCTTCGTCAAAGCGAATGCGCAGCATGGAGGATGTCATCCGGCGCCCATCGGGTGTTGTGATCAGATACGGGCCGGCTACGCCGCGCTGCCGCCGCTGCTCGCACAGCCGCGCAACGAGTTCTCCAAGCGCTGTCGGGCTGCCGTCGACATCGAGCATGATGCGCAACTTCTTCGACGTCTTGCCCTGGGCGATCTGCAAGTGCCCGTCCTGAATGTCCGCCTCCCGAATGATCAGCACGTCGCTCGGCCGCTGAGCGGTGAGATAGGCAAGGTCCATTGCGTCGCGGAGTTCTGGTGGTGCCGCGCCGTATACCGCGTTCCAGACCTCGGCCCTGGCGTAGAAGTCGCGCGGCGTCTCGCGGTTCTTGCGAACCCCCTTCACCGGGTTTTCAGCCGTGACGATCCCCCACTCCCTGGCGATGTTGAAGATGTGGGAGAAGAGGGAGAGCTCCCTGTTCGCCCGAACCTTCGCGGACCGCTTGTCCCGGTACTGTGCCAGCACTTGGGGGGTGAGCGCCTCGACCGGCGCTTCTGAAAACGCCTTTCGCAGTTGCGTCAGCGAGAGGAGGTTGTCCTTTTGGGTGCGTGGCGCTTTCCCGGGGATGATCTCTTTCTCGTACCGGTCGAACACGTCACCCCATTTGCGCAGGGTCTTCGGAGCCGGACTGGCATCCAGCCGCGCCCACTCCAGCTTTGCCATGTCCAGGTCGGTACCGAGCGGGATTTCCTTCCTCTTTCCGTCCTCGCCGCGGCCGTCGTAGTAGTAGCCAACCCACAACTTCCCTCCTTTCAGCTTCCTGGTCCGGCGAATCATCCGGGGCGGGAGATCCCTGTTCTTCGGCTGCTTCGGCCGCATTTCAACTCACCTTCGACAGATCCAGCGTCCATGGTTCCTGTACAGCGACCGTTCCGTTCGGTTTCACTCCGGCCAGCCGCAGGCGGGCATAGATCCGCCCGACGACAGGTCGCTGCGCAGCATTCAATTCGTACTTCCAGCCATGAGATGCCAGCCACTCGACCTGTTTTTTCGATGACTTGGCGCCGATCATGGCTTCCAACTCTTCCTTCGAGAGGAACTCAGATGGGGTTTCCATGGGCAATACCTCCCCGTCCTGCTGGCGCTGGTCGGGAAAATGGTTTTCGGGGATTGGCAGCCTATTCGGCTACCGTTCGAGTTAGAAAGAGCAGCCCCATTGCAGGGCTGCGAATGCTGGCGCTAGCTCGATCATTGCGTGTAGCGCGACTAGGCTGGCGCCGATGACGGCTAGGAGAGGGCTTTCTTCATTGGGGCTGCGGGGCTGGCGCAGTTGCAAGGTGGTGCCAGCTGTCGACCTCGAATTCTGCCGGGCGCAGTCCAAGGCGGGCGCCGTCCTCCATGACCGCTGTGACGGCGCCGTGGCTATTCGTCCACACTGGATAGGTTTGACCCGCTTTTGCAACTGGCGCATCGCCCTTGATGTAGGCGAGCCCGATGCCAGGCATTGAGTCGGCGGTCACTGTCTTCAGCATCCGTACCGTGCGCGGCACTCGATCGCCGAACGGGTAGCTACTGCTTCGATTGTGGAGTGCCGGGCAATCGATTTTGTTTTCTGTAGGCATGGGGATACCTCGCGGTTATATTTCACGCGGATCTAAATATAGGGAGTCAGGGATGTGGCTGTGGCAGAACTATCTTAAGTACCGTGTTGCCTTGCGGAAGCAGGCGAAGGCACAAGAGGCGCTGGATAAAGAATTTCCACCAGATGAGCCTGAGGAACTGACAAACAGCTGGATGTCTGACTACGTCAAACGGGAGGACGACCTGCTGCACTGGAAGTGGCTTATCCACACCGAGTACCTACGCAACAAAGCAGACGTTCTGGGTGCACAAATGCCTGACATCACTGAGCCAGGAATGTATGGGCGGGTCGAGTGGGATGATGATCCAAAGCAACCTTACTACCTCACTGAGAAAGGCATAAGAGCTGCCCGCGATGCAATCAGGGCGGAGGAGAGTCATCGACGCCAGGCAGTAGGGTATTGGTTTGGGATGGTAATGGCTTCGATTGCGGCTGTTACTGGATTGATATCTGCATTCAAGGGCTAGATTAATCACCACAGAAATAGTCGATGTCTTCGGCCAGGTAGTCGAAATCAAAATCCGTCTGCCTGGCTCGCTCATCGGCTGACCAGACCAGCGCTCTGTAATTGGGGAGGACCTGCCGAAACACCTGGCCGAACCTTTCTTCTGTGCCAGACCACCAGAGTACCCTGGACGGGTGTTCCTAGATGGTCCTGATCAGCTTTGCCTCGTTCTTCTTCCGGCACAGGTCGCAGTTGCCGTAGTCGGAGTCCATGTCCAGCTCAAAGGGCTGTACAGACTTCCGCCCTCGAGAATGGCTCGGACCATCTGGTCGTTGAACAGGATTGGCCGCTCCCGCGGCTTTTCTGCGGACATAGGGAATACTTCTCGCCTGCTGGCGCTTTGCAGTTAACTGGGGTAGGTTCCGTTGGCCCGGCATGGGGCCGGATCAAGGAGAGAGAAGTGAAACGACCAATCGTCGACCATTCTTGGACCAAAATCGTCGAGACTGGAGGAATAGGCCTCGCAGCTGCCGAAAAGAAGTTGCAGGCGGTAACTGAATTGGCTCGCACAATCCGCGCAGCTGAGGGAAAGGATGCGGCAGATAATGTTTTGCATAACGGACTAATCGAGACAGCCCTACTTCGATGCAAGCAATTCCACGAGGGGCAATCTGCGCTCATTATTGATGATCTACACATCAATTACACGTACGCGACAGAGGCCATGAAGAAATCTGAGCAGATCATCGACAGAGAGTTGAGCTATCTAGACCTTTGATCAATTCAGGTATCTGTTCATCTAGATGCGGAGCAACTTGCTGGCGTGAGCGCTTCCAGGGATCCCGGCGCCCGGGCTTGGGCTGCTGGCGCGGGGTGATGAGTGCGTCGCGCAGGCTCATGCCGGCGGCGACGCGGCGGCGGACGGTCGTTGCGTGGACCGGGCTCTGGAAGTGCTCCACCAGCTCGGCGATCGTCCCGGTCACGCCGTCGACGGTGAAGCGTCGGCTCTCGCTCCAGCGTTCGTGGGCGCGCTCCAGTGCTGCGGCCTGCGCCGGCGTGAACCTGCCGCGCGACGCTTCGTACGCCAGGCGGTTGCCGAGCGTCGTGCCGTTCTTGGCCCACTCAATGGGCCCCATGGCTCCGATGATCAGGTCGAACTTCCAGCGGCCGAGGCCAAGTGCTTGCATCGTTGCGCGGCGGGAAAGCCCGCGCGCGGCGGACTCCCGGATGAACTGCTCAGTGTTCATGCTGCCACCTGCTGCGGACTCGGGCGTAGCCGCCGCTTCCATGGGTCGTTCGCCCGGGCGTATGCGGCCATCGTGTTCGGGCTCACGCTGTTGCCGCACATGTGGACCTGCTGGGACAGAGTGAACCGTTGCCCGTTGTGGCCCCGCTCGATGATGTAGCTGTCGGGGAAGCCCTGGGCGCGGTACAACTCACGCGGTTTGAGCATGCGCAGGCGGATGTCGACGATCACGTAGGGGCTGCCGCTGATCCACACGGTGACCAGGGCCAGCCGGTCCTTGGTGGTCACGGTGCTGACCGGCTCGTCCAGCGGACGGATGTTCTCGCCCATGCCGTGGTACTTCATTAGGAACGCCGCCACCCACACGGCGCCGTCCAACTGCTCGGGTGTGAGGCTGCCGGCGATCATTTCCGGCGTGACCAGCATGTGGTGACCGCCGGTTGCCACGGTAGGCGCCGGCTGGTCCGCCGGCGTGCTGCTGTGGCCGGTGGTATTCGTCACCAGCAGGGCGCTGACCAGGCCGTGGTGCTGCCCACCTGCGCTGACTGTGTGCAGCGGTTCGTCGGCGGCGCGCGCGTCGCAGTTACCGCGCAGGTGCAGCAAGTGAGCGGTGACCAACTGCTGCTGGCTGCCGCTGTTCGTGACCGTGCTCATCGGCGCGTCGGCCGGCCGGCTGAAGGTCGTGTTGTAGCCGCCGTTCATCTGGGCGAGGAAGGCGGTGGCCACTCCGCAGTCAGCTTTCGCGGTGATGGTGTACATCGGCTCGGAAACCGAACGCGGCTCGGTTTGGCCGGCGCGGCCGCCTACGCCGACCAGAACCGCGCTGGCCATGCCGAGGGCGTGCGCCGCGCCGGCCGGGCGCTTGCACTCGCCGCCGCTGGTGATCGTCGGCATCGGCTCGTCGATGGGGGAACCCGTGGCGTCGAACCTGAACTTCACCAGGTGGGCGGCAGCGACTGCGTGCTTGGTGCCGCCGGCGACCACGGTGCCGAGGGGTTCGTCCAGTTCAAGGACGCGCGGTGCCTGTCCGTCGCGCTCGCCGTAGCCAACTTGGATCAGCGTCGGGGTGGCAACGGAGAAAGCGCCACCCTTCGGCCAGGCCGTGACAGTGTTCAGCGGCTGGTCCACCGGATGCACGGCTTCGCGCGACCAGTTCGCGATCGGCACGATGAAGGGCTTGGCGCGCTGGAGCACTTCTTTCTCAATGCCCTTCGCGATGCGGCGCATGGTCGCTTCGGCCAGCGGCTTCTTCCGGTTGCGGATCGACTGGCCGAGGTCGCTCCAATCGATGCACTCTGCTGCCGTGCGGTACGGCAGCATCCCCTTGCTGGGCTTCGCGGCATGGGTCTTCTCCGCCGCCACTGGCGCGAAACCGCCGTCGGTGGCCACCAGGTACAGGCGCTGGCGGGTGGTCGGGTCGCCGTAGTCGCAGTTGCGCTCGACCCAGTAATCCACCTGATAACCGAACCCGCGCAGCGCGTGCAGGAACTGACGCCAGGTGCGGCCCTTGCGCTTCGGATCGGGCACAAGGAACTGCTCGTGCCGCGGCACCCGCTCGCCAGGCTGGGCAACGGTGCCGTCGAGACGCACGACACGGCCGGTCGCTTTGTCGCGCTTGGCGATCAGCGGGCCCCACTGCAGGATCTGCTTCACGTTCTCCAGGCTGATCACCCAGGGCCCGCGGCCGAGCTTCTGGAGCTTGCCGGCCCACTTGACAACAACCCAGGACAGGTCGCGGATCTCTTTCTTGCGCGGCTGGCCGCCGGCGGCCTGGCTGTGGTGTCGGCAGTCCGGTGAGGCGTGCAGCCAGCCCACGGTCTTGCCCTTCGTGCTCGCAATGGGGTCGATGCCCCAGACATCGGTCGGCAGATGCTCGGCGTGCGGGTGATTGGCCTCGTGCATGCTGATCGCCGCCGGGTTGTGGTTGATGGCCAGGTCGACCTTGCGGCCCAGGCCCATTTCCAGGCCGGTGCTGGCACCGCCGCCGCCGGCGAACAGGTCGACGATGATCGCGTCGTCGGTGTCGTCCAGGGCCAGGCCGTACTGGGTTTTGAAGTCGAGCAAGGAGGGCTTCTTGAGGGAAGTCATGCGGCGGGTTCCTTTTCGCGAACGTGACGATGCACTGCGCCATGCGTGATGGCGCAGTGATGTCGTTGGGGCTAGAGTTGGGTGACCCGGCATAGGGCCGGACCTGGGGGATCAATGAGCTACTTCAAAAACACTGAAGAGTCACTTCAAATACACGAGTACATGACCGAGGAAGGGCTGTGCTTCGGTTGCGGCAGGATGATCTATGGGGGAGTGGTCCGCTACGACGGTTACGCTGATTCGGAGACCGTGAAGGGGCTCTTCTTCCATCCGAGTTGTGCTGCGGTGGTAGGACAGCGACTTATCTGCGACGGATATCCAAACCGTCGCGAGGGCTGAAACTGCTGAGGCAGCCTACGTCCAATCCACCGCACCTGTGAAACGAGTGGATTGGCGCGAACTACTAATTCTATGTATTAAGACTTGGAGCTTCTGATGTTTGTCGAATTGCATTTCATGTGCCTGGCCTGCGGCGGTATTATGCATGAGGTGTTGGACTGTCCAGAGGCCTATGATGCTGCTAAAACTAACGAGGATAGTGAGACATCTATAACATCTCAGGTTGGGTGTGTGTGGTGTAAGGATGAACATGAGTTTATTGTAAAAAATTCATCTAGCGGGGTGTTGGTTGAAGCCTCTGAGCAGGCACGTGTTGAGTGGTTGGGTGATCCATATATGGGACATTCTGGCTACGAAGAAGAGCTAGCTTGGGCCATCGAATCTGATCCGAAGGAACCATATCGAATATTCTCCGAGCAAGTGCACAGCGTAGCTGGTCTGCTCGATGTAGATATGCCGGAGAATATAGAGTTCTCTTTGCATGTAATGTTGCATGGGCACTTAGTTGCAGCCGTAGAGGGCTATCTGGCAAATACTTTTGTCGGGTTGGTGACAGCTTCTGATAGTCTTACACGAAAAATGTATGAGACGGTTCCAGAGTTAAGGAATAAGAAATTTGACTGGAGAGAGGTTGTGGAGCAGGAGAATCCGGCAAAGCTTGCGATAGCATCATATTTGTCTGATCTGGTTTTTCATAATCTCTCTAAAGTCGGTCTGATGTTTAAATCGGTTCTTGGTTATGAGTTCTTAAATGTTGAGTGGCTTTATAGAGCGATTGAAGTAAGGCACGATTGCGTTCACAGGGCTGGTTTCACTAAGAAGGGGCAGAAAGTATCTGTGAATAGAATCAGTATCGATGATCTTCGATCGCAAGTAGTGGAGCTTGTTGAATCTGTAGAGGCGCATGCCAAGTTAGTCCGTGAGGGAAAACTGCTTTGAAAACGAACAGGCACTGGACGCCGCCCTGCCTGACGCGGGCGGCCCACGAGGCATGGTTGAATCGCCCACAGGGCGGCGTCCGGTGCGTGCTGGGAGAGAAAGCGCCCCGGGTGGGGCGCTGTATCGAGGGTCAGGCCGCAGCTTGTTGTTGCTGGTCGACGAGTTGCCCGGCATCGATCCAGACCGCCTGTAGCCAGCCCGGCGTCTTCGCCATCGGTTCCTTGAGCGTGCCGGCGACGATCAGCGTGTCGATCTCGCCGCCGGCGGCCAGGCTCTGGAACAGCTTCATCGCCTGCTGAGTGCGGGCAGGGACATCCAGTACGTCGAAGCGATCCAGCAGCGCCAGGCGCAGGCCGGAGATCGTCGCGATGGCCAGGGCGATGGTCGCGTCGCACCGCCAGCGTTCGGACTCGGACAGCAGGCCGTACAGTCGACCGCCGAACGTGACATCGATGTCGGCGCTGATCTGTACCGGCGACCAGCCGGCAATGCCGGATAGGCGCTGCAGCAGCTCGTTCACCGGCCCGATCGCGTCGGCCAGGATCTCCGCCGGGATGCCCGTGGGGGAAAGGGCATCGGCCAGGGCGCTCCAGGCGCAGACCTCGGCGTGGAAGCCGGCGGCCTGCTTGATGACGTCTTGGCGCTGCGCGGCGGCGTTGAACGCTTCCTGCAGCGACTGCACCTTGGCCTGCTGCCGGTCACGCGCCTGGCGCAGTTCATTGATCGCCTGTTCGCCGTTGGCGATCGCCTCGGCGCTGGGCGCCTGGGCGGTTTCGGCTTCCAGCGCGGCGGCCTGCGCGGCGGCGTCCTCGCTCTCCTTCAGGTCCCGCTGGCTGTTGGCGACGGCCCGCTGAGCGCTGGCAAGATAGCCGCGGTATTCCTCCAGGCGTTTCGCCGCCTCGGGATCGGCAACCTTCGCCGGCGGCTGGTGCGCGACCAACTGGCCGGCCTGCAGGTCCACGGCGCCCTGGCAATGAGGGCAGGTCATCGGCTGGTGGGCGGGCTCGCCGCTGGCGGCGGTCTCGGCTGCCATGACCTTCTCCGACCACTCGTCCTGATTGGCCTCGTCGGTGGCCAGCTTGTTGCGCCGACGGTCGGCCAGTGCTGCGGTTTCGCGGAGAGCGGCAATGCGGCTGGCCCGCGCCTGGGCGTCGGCGTGGGCGCGCTTGCTGGAGCCCAGGGTCTGCTGGGCCTCGTCCAGGTCCTGGGCGGTGGCTCGCAGCTCCGCGCGCGCCGACTCCAGTTCCTCCTCGCTGACGATGACCGGCGGCGCCTCCGGCTCCCACCCGTTCGCCTTGTCGCTGCCGTAGTTCTCGCCGGTGATTGCCTTCCAGGCGCCGCGCGCCTCGCTGGCGTAGTCCTTTGCCTGGCCGACCATGGCGGAGAACCCGGAACGGAGCAGGGGCTTCACCTTCTCGAACAGCGCCAGGTCGATGCCCTTGGCCTTCAGGCGCTTGCCGACCTCGGCCGGGCTGGCGCTGGCGTCGGTCAGGTCGAACAGCACTCGGCGGCGATCTTTTGCGTCCAGGGCGGCGAAGCGGCTGGCGTCGAGCACGAACGGTAGGAACGGCGAGTCGGCGAGCGGGGAGCCTTTGCCACTGGGCAGTGCGACCCCGCAGGCCTGCACCTCGTCGGCTTCGTCAAGCCACTCGACGCGGGCCTCGCCCTTCTTGGCGCCCTCGGTGATCAGCTTGTCGATCTCCTTCTTCAGCGAGACGCGGCGCGGCTGGCCGTTGAAGGCCATAGCCACGCCATCAAGCAAGCTGCTTTTACCGGCGCCGTTGTGGCCGGCCACAAGGAGCACCGGCGCAGAAACATCAAGGGCCGCATGACGCAGCCCTTGAAAATTGGTGATTTCGAGTTTCGTGATGCGCATGGCTCACTCCAGGTCGAGGGCGATATCCCCCGGCTTCTTGATGACGCGGTAGGTGTTCAACTCGCGGGATTCTTCGTTCTCCTGCTCGAGCACGATGACGCCCTGGTCCAGCAGTTGGAGAACGACGCGCTCGGCTTCCTCGGTGGTGAGAGCGAAGCGCGACTGCAGCCAGCCCGGGGTGATCTCGTCCTTGCGCAGAACCATGACGGTGATGTCGTCGATGGTGTGGCCGCCGTAGGTTGTGGCGCCGGGCTCGGTGGCGCTGCTCAGCAGGTCTTTTTCCGGTTCCGGCGGCGATTGCAGGATCACCTCGCGCTCGCCGTTGGAGTTCGGTGCCGATACAACGCCGGCGGCTTCCAATTCCTCGACGATGCGCGCGGCGCGGTTGTAGCCGATTTTCAGGTAGCGCTGGAGTCCGCTGATGCTGACCCTGCGTGTGTCGATGACATGGCTGACCGCTTCAATGTAAAGCGGGTCCTGCGCGCCAGTGCCATCTGCGTCGCCGCCATCTTCGAGGGCGAGAGAGTTCTGGTCCGGATCGGGCTGGATAGCATCCATGCCCTCCAGGTACTCAGCGGCGTCGGCCACCACCAGCATGCAGACCTTGCCGGTGCGGTCGATCAGGTCGTGGCGCAGCGGGTTGAACTGGCTGACCTTGAAGGTCGCCTTGATGCCTTCCTTGATCGCCACGGACTCCAGAATTCCGTCGATGGCCGGCCGCTCGCCAGCGGAGATCAGCTTGACCGCGTGTTTCACGGTGCGCTCTACGGTGCCGCGCATGCGCTCGATCACGGCGGCCTGGCGTTGCTCGGACATCTTCTGCCAAACATCCGGTAGGGCGCGTACCTCTTGTAACAGGGCCTGGAGAAGGTCTCGACCGAGAGATTCGGCGGCGATGGAGGTGATGTTGCTGGGCAGTTCTTCGGCGAGGTCGTCGACGAGTTCTTCAGCGATGGTTGCGGCGGCTTGGGCTGTCATTGGCTGCTGTTCCTACTGGTTGGCGATTCGTTCGAGGGTGGTGTGCTGGGACTCGCTGAGGAACATCCGCGGGCCGTAGCGCTGGAAGTTGGCGCGCAGGTCGGCGGTGAACTCTTCTTCCCAGGTGGTGGCGGCATTCAGCTCCGCTGCGCCGAGGAGGCTGTTGAACTCCTCGACACGATCGAACTGCTCTTCGATGGTTCGGCTGGGCATGGCCGGTTACTCGAGATTGAGCTCGTCGGTGCCGGTGTCCGGCTGCTGGCCCGGGGCGGGTTCGGTGATTTCGCCCGTCTCGGTGTTCACGCCGTCCGGGACCTGGTCCTGAGACTGGTCGTCAACAACGCTGTATTCGCCGGTGAGGATGGACGCGTTGTCCTGGTCCAATCCGGCGTCGGCGCGTTCGTCCAGGGTGACTGCGGTCTGCAACTCGATGCTGACCGGCAGGTACTTGAACAGCCGGCGGATGACGGTCTTCTTGGCCATCTCTTCGTAGTGGGTGACCCAAGGCCCGTTTCCGGATGCCTTGCTGGTGGCGCGTACTTTGTCGACGTCGGCCTTACTCATGACCTCGAATTGCACGCCGCCGTCCTTCAGCTTGGCGACCGCGTAGACGTGGGTCATGACGCCGCGTTCACCTTCTCCCGGAACGTGCTGGACGTCCTCGTCGAGGCCGTAGCGATAGCTGAACTGGTCGTTCTGGTGCACGGTGCGCGCGGTGAGCGAAACGATCTGGCCGGAGCGCCGGGCAAGGTCAATCATCCCGCGGTAGCCGATGATCAACTGGACGTTCGACAGGCCATCTTTCGCCTTGCCGTTGCCGAACGGCAGCAGGTAGGCATGGCCGAGAGCGTTACCCGGTTCCAGGCCGAGCTGCGCGCATTGCATCACGGCGCCGAGGAAACTCTCCTGATTGCACTTCGCCAGGGTCGGTACTTTGCGAATCTCGGTCAGCGCGATGCGCGCGAGTCGGTCGGCGGTCATGTGCTTCGGAAGCGCCAGGGCCATCTGGGCTTTGATCTTCGGGTCAGTCATCAGGTGGGCCAGCGTTTTCGGCTGGCCATTGTTGGCGACATTGCCGGTCGCGGCGGCTTTCAGGGCGGTTGCGGACATGCGGGGCTCCGGTTACTTGAGGCGGAAAACGCGGGATTCGCTGGTCTTCTTGAACTGCTCGAACAGCGCGGGGTGAGCTTCCTTGAAGGCGGATTGGTCGAAGCGGTTGGTGGTCTGGGACTTCCACGTCAGTACCGACTTGCCGTTGACCGTGAGTTGGGCGTGGTCCTGCATGAAGAGCTTGATGCGCTCCTCTGCGGACTCGATCTCGTACTCCAGGCTCTTGGCCTTGGCTTTCAGTTCGCGCAGGCGGTTGAACACCTCCACGACCTTGCCATCGGCCTCGATACTGGTTCCGGCGTCACGCTCGAACAGCCGGAGGATGTCGCTGACAGCGGTTGCTTCAGGCGGATCCAGGCGCTGGATGCGTCCCCAGAACTCGACCTCCTTCTCGCGAATCGCCGCGATGGTTTCGTCGTCCCGCTCGACGCAGTACACGCGGAAGTCGTCGCCGCCGATCAGCACGCCGAAGATGCAGACCTGGCGGCCGGTGACCATCAGGCCGTGCATGGCCTGGGCGGTGTAGTGGACTGGAATGGCATCGGTCTGAACCTCACCCCAGTCCTTTGCCTTGAACGGGCTGACCGTCTTGATCTCGATGTTTTCGCCGCTGGCGGCCTCGGCGTCGATCTCGGCGGCCATGAAGTCGTGCTGCTGGTCGCGGTAGCGGTTACCGCGGCCGACGATCTTCAGGCCGGTCTCTTCGGCCAGCAGGTCGATGACGTAGGGCTCCATCCGCTGGCCACGGGTGAAAATCTTCTGCTTCGCCGGGTCGACGGGACCGGTGCGCGGCTGGACCTTATCCAGGTACACGTCCAACGGAGTGCGCCAGGGGCTGATGCCGAGGATGCCGGCGACATCGCTGCCGCCGAGGTACTTGGTGCGGTCGAGCGCGCCGACCGATGCGAGAGCTGCAGTCATGGGGCTGGTCTCATTTCAGGGTGAGGGTGGTTGTCGCGTGAAGGCGGGAGCTACGCCGGAAGCGCAGAACGCAGAGGTCGCCGCATATGTCGGCGAAGAACGGGTTGTTGTAGCCGTGACGGTTGGCCAACTCGACGGCCTGGCGGATGCTCTTTCCGGCAAACTCTTCGATATCGTCGAGCTGGTCGTCGATGATCGAGCGAACGGGGCGGGTGGTCATAGGTCGATGCTCCTCAGTTCTTGCTGTCTCGCATCCGCCGCGGCGTCGAGCCGGCGGCGCATGTCGTCGTATTGCCGGGTGCCGATGGCGTCCAGCGTGTAGGCCATCTCGATCTGGCCGCGCCATACCAACTGGTCGTGGCGCGGGATCACCGACCGACGCATTGCGATGATCGCTTCCTCGATCACGCCCTCGGCGCGCTCATTCGCCCAGGCCATCGTCATCCTCCTGCTCTTCGTCGTCGGGCTCCGGGTCCGGCTGGTCCCAGAGCGGGTCGACGGCACGGTCGTAAGCGAGTTGCGCGTTGCTGAAAGCCGCGCGGTTGCGGCGCTCGCGGTATGTCCACATCGGGATGCTCTCCGTGGTTCACCTGCATTCGGCAGCACCCAGGCACACGGCAGTCGTGCCCGGTGGGGCGCCGTGGTGGGTGCTCTCGAATGGGGGTTGAAAAAAGCCCGGCCGGAGCCGGGCGAAGAGGGGGAACGCTGCATGCGCAGCGGGGAGTGATCTGGCCGGTCGCGACTCCGGCTCTGGCATCAGTGCGCTTCTCGGGTGTTTGCCGCTGCTGCGGTGACTGTGCTGATGCCCGGAACTTCATCGGCCATGGCCGCCCACGTGCGCGCTTGTTCCCGCGCTTCCCGCGTGTCTCCAGGGAGCTTTCGGCTCCCAGCTTCCACGCCGCAGATCACTCTCCGCTACGCCCTGGCCGAGCCAGGAGCAGGAAAGAGAAGGGCGCCGCCAAGCGCCCTGTCTCCACTTACATGCACCGCCTTATGTGAAAGCGGTTGGGTACAGGCTCGACCGCATGTTGGCGATCTGCCGTTGGGGCTGGGCTACATGGTGAGGTCCTCCGTTGTACGCGCCGTTGGACCGGCGGGCGCTCGCCGTGGGTTAAACGCCCGGCAATGGGCCAGGCGCCGAAGTCAGGAGATCGCCGTGCAGGCCCGCAACGCCACCGGCGCCGACTGGCCTTCGATCCAGATAACCGCCGCCCCGCCAAGCGACACGCTGGCCCGGCCGACGGTGCGGGTGCGCTGCGGTTCGGCCCCCCGATACGGCCGGTACTCGATCAGCGCTGGCGCCGGGTGCTCGCGGTTCCAGGCCTCGACCAGTTCCGCCGGCGGCACCGGTCGGACGTTGCCGATCTGCTGGTAGATCTCGGAGCGGTGGATGGCGACGTCGTCCGGGGCGGTGATGCCGAGGCGCACCTGGTCGCCTTGGCTGCCGAGGACCGTGACGGTGATGTTGTCGCCGATATGCAGGGTTTCGCCGGGGCGGCGGGTCAAGATCAACATGGCGTAACTCCGTTCGAGGGATTTCGAGAGCAACCGATCTATCTCGGTTCGCAGTGGTAGAGGGCGGTCGCCCGCATTGGTAACTGCAAGCGGGAGGGAGAAAGGGATTTATTTCAAATGAGAATTATGCTGCTGGTTTTTTGTTCTATGGGTAGTCTTGAATATGACTACACTGAATGCCTGAGTTGGTGCGTATATATAGTTGCGAACACAACAGGGAGGTTGTCGATATGGTGATTAGCTTCGAGCCGCTCGATGTTGAGGGTGTTGATTTTCGTGGGGTTGATGTTGTCGCTTATAAAGCAAGAAAAGGTCGTGGAAGGTCGGGGGATATTGGTTTGGGAAAATGCTTCGGCGCAATAAGGTTGCTTGACAATAACAATGCTCGAATTGGAAAAGACCATAAGGCTTCAAGCACCCCTGCTGGATCAGCGGGGCTCCACAGCGAGCGGGTTGCCTTGGAGCGGTGCGTTAGGGCCAACTGGGAGCCTCCGCTTACCAATATAATGATACTTGGCATGCAGAATTCTCCTGGTCCTATAGGAAGAGAACTCTATGCACGGGGAGTCCGAACAATTATATGCTTCACGGAACTCCCACCTTGTCCAGCCTGTTTGACGTGGTGGAAGGCGCTTGATAGTAAGTTTCACCCTGGTTCTATCAGATTGCAGTACTTCGGTTGGTTCGAAGACTACTATGGAGGCAAGACGCCAGAGGAAAGGATGGTCGATGACTCTGACGGAAATAATAGAAATGAGCATGCGATAGAGGCTTTCAAGTCCTATCGAGATTCGTTCGAGGCCCCTACCAGATAGTCCCCAATCGAACATTGGCAAAACAGAATCTGGGGGCGAACCCGCTTTCAGCATGGTCCCACTGCTCGTCTTTGTCGCCGGGGAAGTTGCTGCACGCCACGTTCAGGCCGGCTCGCAGTGGGATAAGGCAACGCAACCGGACACGCCGGCGAGCCAGACGACAGCGGTGTGTCCGCCGAGGATCTGGGCTTCAGTAGTGGTACGGGTGCGCTTCGGCGCCGCGCCGCGATGGAATCGGTAGTCGACCTCGGTGCCGACGGGGTATGCGGAATTCCAGGCAGCAACGGTCGCCGCCGGGTTGGCGTTTCGCTTCATTGGATGTCTCTCTTTGAGTGATGGGCTGGTGGTGCAGTTGCTGGTAGTGGCGATTCGCCCTTGCTAATCTCTGGTCGTCGAGATTTCGGGGCGTTTGCCATGGATGCGAAAAATCTTGCAGTTCTGATGCAACTGAAGAAGGCGATGGAGGAGGCGAATCCGCCAGCCATCCCTACACCGTTTGATTCGACGCCGGAAAAGCCTCAAAAAACGGGCTGGATCGTGAAGAACTGTCGGTTCTGCAAGACCACAAAGTTCCGTTATCGGGCCGAGTGGGTTAATCCTCCCGTGATGTGCGAGGGATGTCGAAACGAGCGCAAGACTCGCTACAAGCCTGGCAAGGGCGATACCCTCTATGCTGAAACGAAAGTCTTTCATGGTGGCGGCCCTGGCACGGGACGCCGAAAGTGAACGGTAAAAAGAAGGCTCAGAAGAAAAGGAGCCGCGCGCTTTCAACGAAAGAGAAGGTCGCCAGGCTTGAAAAGCAAATCGAAGAGCTTGAGGCAGCCCTTCCCGAAGCATCGTCAAGACGAGCAGGCAGTATCGAACGCCAACTTCGTCTTCTGGGGGAGCAACTTCGAATCCAGAAAATACACCTCGTGTCCAAGCTAGACAGTGTTCGCCACTACACTGTTTCTGGCTCCTACGGAACCGGTCGTCGTACGAATTTATGCTTTCCGCATGGCTCAGCGTTGAGCCATCTGGAGAGCATCCGGCCCGCGCAATGCGAGCCGGTATCTCTCTTCCTCTTGCACAGGCTGCGGTCGCTTACCCGCGAGGTTTTCACGATTGCCCGGGAAGCGTGCCTCGGTCGGCTATTCATCGCTACTGGCCCCAATCTCGCTTGAGTGGCCTGTGCCCGGCACGGAATGTTGTCCGCTGCCGCCTACCGTTGCGCGGTAGGTCCGCTGGCTATGCATCGGCCAGCTCGGCGTCCATCTGGTTTTTAAAGAGCGGTCGGCTCGGTGGCCTGGCCGGCGGTGTGTTGCTGGCGTGATCAAATAATCACGTAACGTGATTGATCTGTCAAACACGAAATGTGATTAATTTTTCGCAGCGCAAGAAAAAGCCCGCTCAAGGCGGGCACGGTTTAAATCGAGAGGGCTATCGGTTGAGTTTGCGGAGCAGCGCGTCCGGCCCACCGTGGTGTTCGATGAACTGGCCGAATGCATGGCCGCCGGCGCCGTAGAAGTTCGCGGAGCGATGCACCAAATTCGCTTTATCGGTATCGCTTAACGGGCACGCCATAATGCGGCGACAGAGCAGGAGGAAACGCAGATAGTCACCGCCGTCGGCGTCGATGGGGCCGATGTCCGAGGCCATCTGGCCGGCCGTATCGGGACGAGGCTTCGCCACCCAGGTTCCCTGCCACGGCTCCTCGGCGATCTGTGGGAGCAGGGGGTGCTCTCTGCGCTCGATCCGTCCGTGTTGCTGTAGCGCGTGCAGTGGTGTCCGTAGTTGTACTGTCGCTGAGAACCGGTAGCCGTAGATGACCTCGTCGGTGCCCAGAACTCCCCGGGCACGCTGGCGCGCGGCGAGTGCAATGAATGGCGACCAGGAATCGATGACGGCTCGTTTGGGGTGGGTCTGATCTAGAGCGACGAGCAATAGGTGATCGGGAAGGATATCCGGAGGAATTGACGCCTCTGGCGCGTCAATAACTTCGACTGCCAGCAGCAGGGCGAGAACGGAGTGGTCCTCCATTTGGAAGCTCCCATTCGCCGGCTTCAGAACACTGAGCGCGGCGGTCTGGAATCGATGACCCTTCCAATGATCTCGACGTTGTCGTCAACCTTCAGCGTTTCGAAGGTGGGATTTAGGGGTTGGAGGTAGGAGCTTCCTGCGTCGCGGACGTACTGCTTGAACGTCGTTTCCCAGCGACCGTCCTCGCCACGCAAGCGGGCAACATAGAACTTCCCACTGATCACGTCGAAGCCTTCAGGCTGGACCAGAATGCGATGCCCTGGCGGGAACGACACCGGAGCAAGGCCGGTTGGGTCGAACATCGATCGGCCTTTGACCTCAAGCCAATACCCATTGGTCCCTGCGTTCTCCTCGGACGACAGCCATTCCTCGGCGTCGCCAGGTAAGAAATTGTCGCACGACTCCATCCATCCTCCAGCTGCAACCCAACTGATGAGCGGGTAGGCCTGCGGTCCCCGCGACGGCTGTAGCGGAGGCTCCACGTTCTGAAGGCTTCCAGAAATGGTCAATTCCGATCCAATCAGTTCAGCGACCGTTACGTCAAGCACCTGAGCTATTAGCTCCAGGTCGTCCAAGGACGGTTCGCGCGTGTCCTTCTCGTAGTTACCGATCCGTGATTGCGAAGCCCAGCCACAAGCCTTCGCAAGCTTCGCCTGCGAAATGCCTTTGAGTGAGCGGTAGTGCGCTATGCGTGAGCCAAGTGTGTTCATGCCGTCGATTCTAATCACGGCCTGCAATAAATCCCTTTCACTAATTGTGTTTGCTATCATCACAATGCGTGTTTATCCTGTTGGCGTGACTCGATAGGAGCCAGTCAATGAATCGAATCCGTGAACTCCGCGAGGGCGCGAACGTAAAGCAGGCCGATCTCTATCGCCAGTTGAAGTGGAAACAATCCCGCTTGGCGAACTATGAGCGCGGTGCGCGCACCCCCGGGCTAGACGAGGCAAGGCGCATTGTCCATGCACTGAACGCCTTGGGTGTGGCGTGCTCGATGGCGGATGTTTTCCCAGAGCCTGAAACCGGCGCCGAGCGCCTGGCCAGTTGATCGCCCTGAGCCGAACCATCGTCGCCCAGGAGGGCCACCATGCATACGTCGAATCCTCGACACGAAACCCGCGATGCCGTGTTGATCGCCATCGCTGAGGACATGATCGCCCGGACCAGCATGTCGCAGGACGGGTTCGCCGAACGCTTGAACATCGAACTGAACCTGCGGGCGCCGGAACGCTGCCGGGCCAAGGATTACCCGGACCTGAAGGCCCTGGAAGGGGCGGCCACCAGTCACGTCGACTACGCCCGGATCTACAAGAACTGGAGCAAGCGGGTGGAACGCTGGCTCGACGGCGACGTCGAGATCCCAGCCTGGATTGAAGAGTCCTGGGTACAGGCACTGGAGCAACCCTGGCGCGAACGCGCACTGCTGGAGTTGTCCGGCCGATACGGGCTGCTCCCGGTGCGCCCGGTCGTGGCCGAGGGCATGGACGCCATGAAGGTGTTCGGCGCGCTGATGCGTCGCCTCGGTGATGTCGCCGGCGTCGGCACCAGGGTCTTCGACGACATGGTCCTCGATGCGCGGGATGGCCAGTTCCTTCCGGACCTGATCAACGCCCTGGACTCCACTGCGGCGAAATGCACCACGCTCAGCCGCATGGCCAAGTCGGTTCTGGCGGGCGAAGGGTGATCCGTGCCGTCCTTCCAGATCAACGACGAGGAGCGGGAGGCGCTCCGCGGCCTGCCCATGCTTGCCCGTGAGATCTACGTGTTCGCCCTGCGCCCGTTCATGGACTTCGCAACAGGCATCGTCGGCGAGCGGCGCGGCATTTCGTGGAAGTCGATCGCCGAGGAGCTCTACGTCGAGCCGCACCAGGGCATCAAGGGCGGCGAGCCTTCCGAAAAGGAGCTGCGGCGGGCGCTGGTCTGGCTGCAGAAGGTGGGCCTGGTGGGCCCCAACTTGGCCGAAAGGCGCCTGATTTTTGAGTTGCCGAAGGCTTCACGGGATCAATCCGTCCGAAAAAAAGTGGGCACTAAGTGGGCAGATGAAGCGGGCAGTTATGTGGGAGGGTCGGAACCCAGTAACTACGCGGCTTTCCCGGAAAAAGAGGGCAGATATGTGGGTGGGGGTGAAAGTGAAAAAGTGGGCACACCTCCGGTATCCGGTAATAACCGTACCGTACCTAACGCGTGCGTGCGCGAATGCCCAGCCGATCCGGCCACTGCGGGACAGTGGTGCCAGTTCTTCATCCGAGAGCGCGGATTCCAGATCCACGCGGTGCAGACCGCCAGGACCATGCCGCTGTTCGCCTCTTGGGTCGAGCGCGGTGTCACCGCGGAGCAGATGCTCGCGGCAATGGAGATCGCCGAAGCCAAGCTCGGCGCCCCGCCTGACTCCCCTCTGTACTACCGAAATTTTCTCGATGAACTCTTGCTGGAGCGCCACCGGATGGCAACAGCACCGCATGCGGAGCACCGCCATGAGCAAACCGATGGACGAAATGCCGAAGGCCAAGCCGGCCATCGTGCCGCAAAGCGCGGCCTCTCACATCGACAGGGCCCTCGCTCAGCCGTCGACCGCGTCAATGCCATCGTCGCAGCCAACGAGGCTGCCCGACAGGCTGCTGGAACGGCTCTGGGTGAAGATGACCGAGATGTACGGGCACCGCTGGACGTCGAGTTTTGGCGACAACCCGAACCCTGACGGTGCCTGGGCTACCGTGCTCCAGGGGCTGACCGGCCAGCAACTGGCCCACGGACTCAACATGCTGACGTTCATGGGCAGCCGGTTCGATTGGCCGCCGGCGGCGCCGACATTCCGGGAACTCTGCTTGAGCGTGCAGCCGGAGTCGCTCGGTCTGCCGGACCACGACACCGCGTTCCACCAAGCTCTGGCGTGCCGCTACCGCCACCATGTGGTCAAGGCCGCCGCCGAGGCCACCGGCGTTTTCGATCTGCGCACCGGCGAGGTGAACGACGATCGCCTCCGCAAGCGCTTCGGGTTCCACTACGCAGAGATGGTCCGGCGGTGGGCAAACAACATCCCGCTGAGCCAGCCCGTCATCCACGCGATTGAGCATGACACCGGGAAGAGCCTGCTGGACCTGGCCGAGGATGAAGCCGAGCAGCAGCTCCGCCGGCGGATGCAGGCCCAGGGACTGGACGGGCTCAGTGGCGCCCAGGCGCGGGAACTGCTGCTGGCAAAGATGCGCCGGAAAGCGCCGGAGGTGCGCCGTGATTCATGACTTCCGCCCGGTGATGTTCACCGTACCCGGCGAGCCGGTGGGGAAGGGGAGGCCGCGCATCGGTCGCGTCGGCGCCCATGCCAGGATGTTCACGCCGGCGAAGACCGTGGCGTACGAAGGCCTGGTTGCCATGGCCGCACAGCAGGCAATGGCGGGGCGCCCGCTGATAACCCGGCCTTGCCTCATCGAGATATGGATGTACCACCAAGTGCCAGCCTCATGGTCGAAACGCAAGCGTGCCCAGGCTCTGGCCGGCGAGATCGCCGCCATGCGCAAACCGGATGCGGATAACTGCCTCAAGGCCATCTGCGATGCCTGCAACGGCGTCGTATGGCGTGACGATGTTCAGGCCACCCGCGGCATATTCCAGAAGCTCTGGAGCGAAACGCCAGGCGTTCGAGTGAAGATCGTCCCTCTCCTCGAGGGCGAGCAGTGACTACAGGAAACTACAGGGGAGAGTCGAAATGAGACTGATCAGCGCGCGCCAGGCTTGGCATGACGCCTTCTACGAGAGTCGGAGCTCAGTGCTGGCGGTGGCGGCCGACAAGGCCGCGCTGGGCAAGAAGGGGCGGGTGGCCAACGAGACGCACCCCGACCGCAAGGACACCAACGGGCGTAGCGCCCACATGCTGGCCGCCGGCCTGGTGCAGGCTGCCATCCGCTCGCTGCCGAAGCCGCTGCAGCACTTCGGCCACACGCTGTACTCGCCGCTGGCTACCGGCGACGATGTGGCGATTGCCCACGGCCTGGTGTGGATCGGCTCCGGGCTCGGCCAACTGACCCAGCGCCAGGGTGAGCGGGCCTACTGGATGGCGCTGGCGGCGATCAACTCGCACAAGCGGGCGGTGAATGGCCGCGACACGCTGCGCCCGGGCGAGGTCTGCCTCTTCATCGAGGAGCGCCTCGGCTGCCGGATCGACCCCGGCAACTGGGCGCGGGACTATGCCAGTACCTGGGAGCGCCTGGCGCGCCACATCGACCGGCTCGACGCCCAGGCGCTGAGGCCGGTCGCCGAGGTGGTGGCGAAGCAGAGCGGCCTGCGGAAGGGGTCGGGCTGGCGCTGGCATCAGGTTGACCGCGATACGGTGGCGGTGCAGCGCGCAGAGGCCTACGCCGAGCGCCGGGACCATCACCAGCAGCGCTTGGCCGAACGCCTGCGCGGGATGTCGGACCAGCAGTTGGCGCGGTGGGCGGCGAGGATGAAGCGGTACGGGGAGGCATACCGGGAGGAGTGGGGCGAGGACATCCTGGAGTGCCCCAGTGTCCATCAGCGCTACCACGACCGCGTGGCGGCCTACTGGGCCCAGCGGGAGCGCCTGAAACGGGTCGCTTGACGATTTGAAGAGCATTTGGGTATCGTTTTGCCATTGTGCAGAACTACACCCGCACGAATAAACACACCAAAACCCGGCCTCGCGCCGGGTTTTTTGTTTTCAGCCGGAGGACCAGATGGAACCCACGACCTCCATCGGTATTGGCGCGCTGTTTGCCAAGTACAGCGTGACCATCGCTGGGTTCTGGGGCTCTATCCTCTCGCTCGGCTTTCTGAAAGATCTCACCCGTTTCCAGGCCGCTCTGGCAGTCGGAACCGGGTTTGGCTGCTCCACCTACTGGACCCAGCCTGTCGCCGGCTGGCTCTCCCGAACCTACCTCATCCCCCTGGATGATGCCTTCCTCGCCGGCGTCGCGTTCACCATCGGTCTGCTGGCTATGAACGTGATCCCCGGCCTGAAAGCCTTTGCGGAGCGCTTCCTCACGCCCCGAGGTGCCTGACCATGATGAACTCGATCCTCATGGGATTGGACTCCCTGCTGTGCATTCTGGTGGTACTTGCCGCGCTAGACTTCCTGCGCTCCGTCCACCTGTTCGAGCGTCCGATCCTGAGCCTGTCGTTCTACCTGGTCGCCCTCGGAGCCTTCGGCTTGCTGGCCGAGCTGGCAAAAGGCTACTGGGTCAGCCCTTGGGCGGTGGTGATGCACCTCGGCATCGTTGGCTACGCCTGGACGCGTCGGAAGCAGATCTTCCACCAGGACTGGCGGCGGGATGGGGCGGAACGACGCAGGTGCTGAGTCATTGAAATAGTGGCAAGCGGCCCTATATCGTCATTTCCAACCAGCAAAGGAGATATGCAATGTCGGAGTTAGTTAAGGGCGACGAGGTTCAACTGAAGAGCGGTGGGCCGAAGATGGTTATCTCGGAACTTGGAGACTTCAGTCCCATGGGCCCCAGGGAAGGCGCACGATGCGTTTGGTTCGACAAGTCCAAGAAGATGGAGGACGTGTTCGATATCGCTGTCCTCAAGAAATATTCTGATCCCGGAATCGGCACCGTTTCTGTGCGTAGAGGCTAAACAATAGCCGCCAAGCCCCGCCTAGTGCGGGGCTTTTCGTTTGTGAGGTAAATCATGGCGCTGACCAAGAAACAGCGCCTGTTCGTCGACGAGTACCTGATAGACCTCAACGCGACGCAGGCCGCGATTCGGGCCGGCTACAGCACCCGGCGCGCGACGGAGATCGGCTATCAACTGCTCCAGCGGCCGGAGGTTGCCCAGGCCATCCAGGCCGCCATGGCCGAGCGCTCGAAGCGCACCGAGATCGAGGCCGACTATGTGATCCGGCGGCTCCGCGAGATCGACGAGATGGACGTGCTCGACATCCTCGAGGACGACGGTTCGTTCCGGTCGATCCGCGACTGGCCCCGGGCCTGGCGCCAGTTCCTGTCCGGCATCGAGATCGCCGAGCTGTTCGAGGGCCGCGGTGACGACCGCCGCATCGCCGGCGTGCTCCGCAAGGTCAAGTGGCCGGACAAGCTCCGCAACCTGGAGCTGCTGAGCCGGCATGTCGGCACCGAGTCTGCCGCGCTGGACTTAGAGCTCAAGCGCCTGGATGTGGCGAAGAAGCGCGCCGAGCTAAAGCTGCTGGAGAACCCTGAGGACGAAGCGCCGCCGACCAGCGTCGCGGTGACCATCATCGACGCGAGGGTCCGCGATGCCGACGCTTAACGTGCCGCAGGCGAAGTTCCTGGCGCTGCCACACAAGTTCTGCGGCTTCGTGGCGGGGTTCGGCTCCGGCAAGACCTGGGTGGGCTGCTCGGGCCTCGCCCAGCACGCCTGGGAGTGGCCGCGCATCAACGCCGGCTACTTCGCCCCGACCTACGCCCAGATCCGCGACATCTTCTATCCAACCATGGAGGAGGTGGCTTTCGACTGGGGGCTGCGGACCAAGATCAACCAGGCGAACCACGAGGTTCACTTCTACAGCGGCAGCGCCTACCGCACGACGATCATCTGCCGCTCCATGGAGAAGCCCCAGACCATCGTCGGTTTCAAGGTCGGCCGCGCGCTGAGCGATGAGATCGACGTTCTACCAGCGCAGAAGGCCCAGCAGGCCTGGCGCAAGATCATCGCGCGGATGCGGTACAAGGTGGACGGCCTGCGCAACCGTGTCGACGTCACCACCACCCCGGAAGGCTTCAAGTTCGTCTTCCAGCAGTTCGTGAAGCAGTTGCGCGAGAAGCCGCACCTGCAGGACCTGTATGGACTGGTCCAGGCCAGCACCTACGACAACGAGGCGAACCTGCCGGACGACTACATCGATTCGCTGATGGAGTCGTACCCGCCGCAACTGATCGCGGCGTACCTGCGCGGCCAGTTCGTCAACCTGACGTCGGGCACCATCTACACCGCCTACGATCGCACTCTCAACGCCTCGCAGGAGACGGTTCAGCCAGGCGAGCCGATATTCGTGGGTATGGACTTCAACGTCGGCAAGATGGCCGCCGTTGTGCATGTGAAGCGATTGGGACTGCCGCACGCGGTCGACGAGATCGTCAACGGGTACGACACCCCGGACATGATCCGCCAGATCAAGGAGCGGTTCTGGCTGTACGCCGACGGCGAATATCGGCCGACCCGCCAGATCAGGATCTACCCCGACGCCTCCGGCGACTCTCGCAAGTCCGTCCGGGCCAGCGAGACCGATATCGCGCTGCTCAAGCAGGCCGGCTTCGTCGTCTCGGCGCCCACCGCCAACCCGCCGGTCAAGGACCGGATCAACTCCATGAACGCCATGTTCTGCAACGCCAAGGGCGAGCGGCGGTATCGGGTCAACCCCGACCGGTGCCCGACCTATGCCGACGCCCTGGAACAGCAGGTGTGGGGCACAAACGGCGAGCCGGACAAGTCGTCCGACATCGATCACCCGAATGATGCGGGTGGCTATTTCATCCACAAGGAATACCCGATCACGAAGTATTCCCTCGCAGGTGTTTCCTAATGGGCGTAAGGCGCTTCCTCACTGACAAGCTGGTCAACTTCGTGGCCAACTTGGGCACGGAGCGAGACAAGGCCGCCGGCAGCTTCTACGCGCCGGTCGTGCTCACCGATGAGCAGTTGCACAACGCGTATCGCGGCGCCTGGTTCCCGCGCAAGGTCGTCGATATCCCGGCGAAGGATGCGACCAGGCGTTGGCGGGCATGGCAAGCCAGCAAGGCGCAGATCGAGAAGATCGAGGCCGAGGAGAAGCGCCTTCAGGTCCAGGCCCGCACCATGGAGGCTCTAATCAAGGCGCGGCTCTGGGGCGGCGCAGCGATCTTCATCGGTACCGGCGAAACTGACACCAGCAAGCCTCTGGTACCCGAGCGCGTCCAGGCCGGCGGCATCAAGTATCTGACGGTGATGAGCCGGCGCGACCTGTCGGCAACCGAGCAGGATCGTGACGTCATGTCACCGAACTACGGCAAGCCCAAGGCCTACCGGCTCGGCGGCAGCGCGATCGAGATTCACCCGTCCCGGCTGGTGATCTTCACCGGCGCCGACATCCCTGACCAGGACCTGGCCAGCGGCAATCAGTTCGGCTGGGGAGACTCGGTCCTGCAGGCCGTGTTCGAGGCCATCCAACAGATCGACAGCACCATGGCCAACGTGGCCAGCCTCATCTTCGAAGCGAAGGTCGACGTGATCCGTATCCCTGACTTCATGCAGGGGATGCAGGACCCGAAGTACGAGAAGCTGGTGCTGGAGCGCATGCGTCTGGCGGCCATGGCGAAGGGAATCAATGGCACCCTGATGCTGGACAAGGACGAGGAGTACGACAGCAAATCGGCGAACTTCGGCACGCTGCCGGACATCATGGACCGCTTCATGCAAGCGGGCTGCGGCGCTGCCGATATTCCGGCTACGCGCATGCTCAGCCAGTCACCCGCCGGCATGAACTCCACCGGCGAGGCGGACCTGCGCAACTACTACGACCGCATCCAGTCGAGCCAGGAACTGGACATCACGCCGGCCATGTCGGTACTGGACGAGTGCCTGGTGCGGTCCGCGCTGGGCAGCCGACCGCCGGAGATCCATTACGTTTGGAACAGCCTCTGGCAGACCACAGCGAAGGAGCGGGCGGACATCGGGAAGATCACCGCCGAGACTATCAAGACCATCGCCGAGACAAGGCTCTTCCCCGAGGACGCGCTCAGCAAGGCTGCCGAGACCCTGTTGGTCGAGAACAGCGTGATGCCGGGCTTGGAATCGGCGCTGGAGGAGTTCGGCTCCGAAGTACCCGAGGACGGGCAGGACGAGGAGGGTGGCAACGGATCGTCCAGCCAGGCGCTGAACGACGCGGCACCTCGCACGCTGTACGTCTCGCGCCGGGTGCTGAACGCCGGCGCGATCATTGACTGGGCGAAGGCCCAGGGCTTCGAGACCACGCTGCCAGCAGAGGACCTGCACGTCACCATCGCGTATAGCCGGACGCCGGTGAACTGGATGAAGGTCACCCAGGCCTGGACGGTCAAGCCGAACGGAAACCTGACCTGTTCCGCCGGCGGCCCGCGCCTGGTCGAGCAGTTCGGCAAAGGGGCTGTGGTTCTGCTGTTCAACTCCTCTGACCTGACCTGGCGGCACGTCGAAATTCGCGATGCCGGCGCCAGTTGGGACTGGCCGGACTACCAGCCCCACATCACCTTCACCTACCAGCCCGGCAGCGTCGACCTTGACCAGGTTGATCCGTACCGCGGCGTCATCGAGCTCGGCCCGGAGGTCTTCGAAGAGATCGACGAGGGCTGGGCGGATCGCCTCGACGAGGAATAACGATGCTTCTTCATGACTCCGTGTCGGTGTCCGGCGTTCGCCGGACCGCTGACGGCTACCTCGTGGCCGATGCCCGGGTAGCGCGCACTGGCATTCAGGAATACCTGGGTTCCGAGGTCGGCAAGCCCGACATGCCCATTGTCCGCGTGTACCGGCCGCCCGAATCGGTTTTCGCCGAGGACGCCATGCGCTCCTACGCCTACCGCCCCATGACCAACGGCCACCACGGCGAGGTCACCGCTGAGAACTGGAAGCAGCTCGCCATCGGCCAGACTGGCTCGGAGGTCCTGCGAGACGGCGACTTCGTGCGCGTGCCTCTGGTGTTGATGGATGCCGATGCGATCCGCGACTACGAGGCAGGAAAGCGCGAGCTATCCATGGGGCTCGAGGCAGAGGTCATTTTCGAGGATGGGGTGACCCCCACCGGCGAGACCTACGACGCCCGGCTTGGCCCGATGCGAATGAACCACCTCGCCCTGGTCGATCACGCCAGGGGCGGCGAGCAACTGCGCATCGGGGATTCGCGCACCCCCGATGCCAAGAAACCTGCGCAAACAACCCCCACAGGAGGCCATGACATGGCTGATGCACTCCGCAAACTCCTGGTCGATGGCCTCACGATCGAGACCACCGAGCAGGGCGCCCAGGTCGTCGAGAAGCTGCAGAAGCAACTCGGCGACGCCGGGGCGAACCTCAAGACCATCCAAGACGCCCACGCCACCGCGATGGCAGCGAAAGACGCCGAACTGGCGAAGAAGGACGCCGAAATCGATGGGCTGAAGGCCAAGGTACTGAGCGACGCCGACATCGACAAACTGGTGCGTGAGCGCGCCGACCTGATCGCCAGCGCGATGCTGATCGCTGACGGCGACTATGCCGGCAAGTCCGCCGCCGAGATCCGCAAGGCGGCTGTCGTGGCCAAGCTGGGCGACGCCGCCATCAAGGACAAGCCGGAGGCATACATCGCCGCCCGCTTCGACATCCTGCTCGAGGATGCCGCCAGTAACGACCCGGTGCGTGTCCACCTGAAACAGCAAGACAGCAAACCGTCGAACCCGGCTGACAACGGTCAGGCGGCCTACGAGGCGCGCGTCAACGGCGCCTGGAAAGGAGGTGACAAATAATGCCCGCCGTTCAAACCACCTACAGCGCGAACATCCGCCCCGGCCTGCCGGGCATGATCGTCGACGAAGTCCCGAAGACCCTGATCTCACGCACCGTCGAGGCCGCTGGCGGCCTGGCGTTCGGCATCCCGGTCATGCAGGGCACCGCCGACAAGGCCGGCCGTGCGCCGACTACTGGCGATACCGCCGCGAAGTTCGTCGGCATCAGCGTCCGCGACCGCTCCGTCAAGGCCGAGGCCAACCAGTACAGCCAGTACGAGTCGGCCCGCGTCATGACCGAGGGCGCCATCTGGGTAACCGCCGCCGTGCAGGTCGCCGCAGGCGATCCGGTCTACTTCGTGCCGGCCACCAGCGCCTGGACCAACGTCGCGACCGACAACGTGCAGGTCGCCGGAGCGCGCTTCGACACCAGCACCACTGGCACCAATCAACTCGCTCAAGTCCGCCTGGGCTAAGGAGAAACCATGAGCCGATTCAAGCTGCTCGACGCCCAGGCCGCCCTGGGCTTCGTGGTCTCGCAGACCACCTACATCGAGCGCCAGGTCAACGAGATCGTTTACCCGGATATCCAGTATCCGCAACTGATCCCGGTCGATACCTCGGCGCCCGAGTGGATCAAGACCGTCACCTTCTACTCCGCCGACAAGGTCGGGAAGGCCGACTGGGTCAACGGCAACGCCGACGACCTTCCGCTGGCCAGCACCGAGCGCTCGAAGTTCGAGTCGAGCGTGCACATGGCTGCCATCGGCTATGGCTATGGCCTGGAAGAGATCAGCCAGGCGCAGATGCTCGGCATCAACCTGACCGGTGACGATGCCGCCGCCGCGCGTCGCGCCTACGAGGAGTTCGTGGACCGCGTAGCCCTGGCGGGTGACGCGTCCAAGGGCTTCAGTGGCCTGTTCAACTACCCGGGTGTTACCGCGGGCTCCGCCGTCACCGGGAACTGGGAAACCGCCACCGCCGACCAGATCCTGGCCGACGTGAACACCGCGCTGACCCTCCAGACTCAAGGCACGCTGTTCACCGCGTTCTCCGACACCCTGCTGCTGCCTTACGCGAAGTTCCTGCTGATCGCCACCCGCAAGGTGAACGAACAGGGTCTGGAGACGATCCTCACCTATCTGCAGAAGAACAACGTCTACACCGCCACCACTGGTCGCCCGCTCACCATCCGCGGCCTGAACGGCCTGGATGCCGCAGGCGCCGGCGACACCGCGCGCATGGTCAGCTACCGCCGCGATCCGTCGGTGCTGAAGATGCATATCCCGATGCCGCACCGCTTCCTGCCGGTGTACCAGGCCGGTCCGATCCGCTGGGAAGTTCCCGGCATCTTCCGCCTCGGTGGCGTGGACATCCGTCGTCCGGCGGAAGTTCGCTACACCGACGGCATCTGACGGGGGTGGACCATGGCGCTCATCACCAATACCAACCGCATCACCCCCATCGGCCTGCCGAGCGGTGCCGTCATCCCGCCGGGCGCGTCTGTTGACGTGCCCGAGTGGGACGATATCAAGGACCGCAAGAACCTCGCCTTCTACGTGGTCACCGGCGTGCTGGTGGTCGAGGGCGGCGTGCAGAGTGACGGCCAGGGCGGCGAAGAGGCGTACCGCCAGCAACTGTTCGCCGAGCTGAAGGCCCTGGGCGTGAATGCCGGCGCCAACAGCAAGACCGAGACCCTGGTTTCGAAACTGGCAGAGGTCAAGGCCAAGGCCACGCTGCCCGCTGACGAAGCGGCTCAGAAACAAGCGCTGATCGAGCAACTGGCCGCCCTCGGAGTGCCGGCTGGTCCTGATGCCTCCCTGGAAGAACTCCAGAAGGCCCTGGCCGACAAGCAGGCCGAGCAGCAGTAATACCCGCCTCACGGATGGTCGACCGGGCCAGGATGGCCCACCTATTCGAGAACGATGATGGCCGACTTCTACGGAACCGTGGCTGGTGCTGATGCCTACCACCAGACCCGAGGCAATGCCGCCTGGGCGGCTGCTGCTGAGGCCGACAGGGAAGCAGCTCTGGCCCGGGCATCAGCCTACATCGACGGCCTTGGCACCCAACAGCCGGTCTCTGGATGCGTGCTGGTCTTTCCTGGCAAGAAAGCCGGAGGGCGAGCCCAAGCACTGCAATGGCCGCGCGTAGGCGCCGTTGACCGTGACGGGGAGCCCGTTCCGGCTGATGAGGTGCCGCGGGAGGTCGAGCAGGCCACCTACGAGGCCGCGCTGCGCGAACTGTTGAAGCCCGGCAGCCTGAATCCGGACTACGTTGCGATCACCGCGGTGAAACGCGCCAAGGTCGGGCCGCTCGAAACCGAGTTCTTCGGCCCAGCCGAAGGCGACGAGCAGCCCAACAAGCCCTTCATCGGGGTCATCAACGATCTCTTGGCGCCGATCATGGTGTTGCGGTGCCCGATGCCAGCGGTATTCACGGTATGACCGAGGCCGAGATCCTGCGCGCAATCGAGGGAAAGGAGCCGGCGTTGCAGAGGGCATACCTGGACCGGGTCAGGTCGGTGACGGATGCCGCTGTCGTGGCTGAGATCGAGCGCTACATCAACGAGCAGGATGAGGATTCCATTGTCTCGGTGCTGTCGCTGGGGTTGCTGGCGGTGTTCCTGGAGCAACTGCGGTCCACCTACCTGGCCGGCGCGACCCTCGAAATCAAGTTTTTCCCGGGACGGCCGGTCCCGGAGTTCGACCCTGTAGGCCCGGGGCCGTCGACCTGGTTATCGGAGCATGCCCGCGTCCTGCAGCGCGACATCGATGATGCTACGCGCCTGGCTGTCCGCCACACGATCCAGATGGCCGACCTCCTGGGGCGCCCGCCGCGCGCGACAGCACTCGATATCGTCGGCCGGCGAAGCCCGCAGACCGGGCAGCGAACCGGTGGAATCACTGGACTCTCAGGCAACTACGCCCAGGCAGTGGCCAACGCCCGCGCCCAGTTGCTCAGCGGGGACCCTGCGCAGATGCGCCAGTACCTGACACGCACTCGCAGGGATCGGCGGTTCGACAGGTTGGTCGAGCGAGCCGTCGAGGCGCGTCGCCCGGTCCCGTCGGCGGATGTCGATCGCATCGTAGGCCGCTATTCCGAGCGACTGCTGCGGACCCGTGCCGAGCAGATCGCCGCGACTGAGGCACACGACGCCTTCAGCGCCGGACGGGATCAGGTCTACGAGCAACTCGTCGCCAATGGACTGGAGCGCAGCAGAGTCCTGAAGACCTGGCACAACGTCGGCGACAACCGCGTTCGGCACACTCATTCGCCGATGCAGGGCCAGCGACAGCAACTCGGTAGTCCGTTCGTGACGGGCGGTGGCGCGCTGCTGATGTTCCCCGGTGACCAGACGCTTGGGGCCGGCGACAACGAAACCGCCGGCTGCCGGTGCTGGGTCGAGTACGAAATCGGAGGTATCCGTGCGTGACGAAATGCAGGCTATTTTCGGCCAGATGTTCGACAGCGTGTTCAGCGAGTCGGTGACCTCGTTCGCTGGCGAGTATCCGGGGCCGGGCGTCTTCGATCCGGTCACCGAGACCGCCACCAGCCAACCCGTGCGGTACTCCGGGCGCGGGGTCTTCCACAACTACGAGGCCAACCGCATCGACGGAATCAACATCCTGGTCGGCGACATCCAACTGATCGCTCTGATCAACGAGGTGTCGGACCAGCCCGCCGTCGGACATGAACTGAGCACTACCGACGTGGTGCCGATCCTTGGTGGGCCGTTGGCGGGCTATCGCATCGTGCGCGTTGGCGGTGATCCCGCCGGCGTGCATCACGATCTGCAGTTGAGG